AACATTTTATGACTAGTCATAGTGAATCAACTTTACATGATTACAATGTTTCAAATCATGTAGCTGGATATTTTAATACTACATCTGCTATTAATGCAATTAAGTTTTCTATGTCATCAGGTAATATAGATTCAGGAACATTTAAATTATATGGAGTTGTGTAATGTCAATTGTAACTTATAACAACAGAAGCATTGCAAATATTTCAGCAATACCTGGGGCAGCTAAATCATTAACACTTATTAAAACTTTAACTGCAAGTTCTAGCTCTACTTTGTCTCTTGTAAATGGATCTAGTGACGTGGTTTTTGATAGCACCTATCCTATTTATTTAGTTAAGTTTATAAATATTCACCCATCACAAAGTAGTAATAATGGTTTTCAATTTCAAGCAACTACAGATGGGAGTAATTTTAACACTACATTAACTTCAACATTTTTTAGAGCTTATCATTTTGAAAGTCCAAATGGAAATGAGACTGTAGGTTATCAAGCAGCACAAGATAAAGCACAGAGCACAGATTTTCAAAGAATAACACATGATGATGATTTAGGTAATGATAATGATAGTTCTGGGTCAGGAGAAATAATGTTTTTTAACCCATCATCAACTACGTTTATAAAACATTTTGTAACAAATTTTAATCATAATCAAAGTAATGCATTTACAGTTAATGTTTATGTTGCTGGTTATTTTAATACAACATCTGCTATAACAGGTCTACAATTTAAAATGGGCAGTGGTAATGTAGATTCTGGCACTATAAAACTTTACGGGCTAAAGGATTCATAATGAGCATAGTTACACTTAATGACAGAGCAGTTAGATCGGTTACAGCCTTTGGGTCTTTGAATACTGGATCTATGGTATTTATTAAAAAATTAACTGCTAGTTCTAGTTCTACTTTAAGTTTTGTTAATGGTAGCTCAGATGTGGTGCTAGATTCTACGTATAAAGAATATATGTTTACATTTAAAAATATACATGCAGCAACTGATGGGCAGCAATTTAGATTTCAAACAAGCACTGATGGTGGGTCTAGCTATGGGGTAACTTTAACTTCAACTTACTTCAATGCGTATCATAAAGAAGATGGATCAGAGCAAGCATTAGGTTATATAACAGGTAGTGATAAAGCACAGTCAACTGATTTTATGGTTTTAGGTAGTGGTGATAACGAAAATGATAGTGGTATTTCTGGTTTTATGAATTTATTTAATCCAGCTAGTACAACATTTGTTAAACATTATATAGCAAGAACAATTAATGATCCTAGCACTTATGCACAAGATGAATTTACTGCTGGTTATTTTAATACAACTAGTGCAATAAATGCTGTACAATTTAAATTTGCTTCAGGAAATATAGATGCTGGAGATATTTGCTTATACGGAATTTTATAATAAGGAGAAAAAACAATGCCAAGATATCATAACATAAATGGGAACAGAGTTCAGTTTACAGCTGAAGAAGAAGCAGCTAGAGATGCTGAAGAACAAGCATGGGCAGATGGTGCTCTAGGAAGAGCACAAGCTAACCTTAGATCTAGAAGAAATCAACTGCTAGCTGAAACTGATTTTTATGCTTTGTCTGATGTTACAATGTCTGATGACATGGAAGCATATAGACAAGAGCTTAGAGATTTTCCAGCAGATAAAGATACTGTTGAAAAATGTGAAAACGCTGTGTGGCCTACTAAACCTGAGTAATGGCTCGGAAGTTCAAAGCATACGTTGAAAGACCAAAGCCAAAGAAAAGACCACGAGTACATAAAAAAAATAAAAATAAACAAGAAAAGCGTATGCAAAAAAAATATAATAGACAAGGGAGATAATGTCAACTACTACTAAAACTAAAACTGTAACATCACCTAGTGATATACAATTACAAAAAGGTGCATTAACAGCTGTACAAAAAGAACAAACTGGTAGTCAAAAAGCAACTGCATTAATAGAAAGTTTAGCTGCAGGTAAACCTAGTCTACCTACAGGTACAACTTTAAATCCACAGTTACAGAATATACAAAGTCAAGAGTTGATGACTACTTCTGGTGTAACTGGACAAGTTACTGCTGCGACACCTACCACTGCTGCTGCTCCAACTATAGCAGGACCAACTGCTGGTTTAGCTGGAACACAAGCTGGGGTTGTTGCACCAGGTACTGCACAAACTATGACTGCAGCTACTGTTGCTGGTGCTACACCTACAGTTACAGCTGCACAACAAACTGGATTAACACAAGCTGCACAGGCTGCGACAGGAACTATAACAGCTGATGCAACTGTAAAAGGACAACTTGGAACTTTACAAAAAGAAGTTGAAACAGCATTAGCATCAGGTAATCCATTACCTGTATGGGCTAGAGGTGCTGCAAAAGCTACTGAAGCTGCATTAGCAAATAGAGGACTAAGTGCTAGTTCAATGGCAGCTGAAGCATTAGCTGAAGGTATTATGAATGCTGCTATACCTATAGCAAAAGCAGATGCTGATAGCTATAAGCAGATGATATTCCAGAATCTGTCTAATAATCAACAGGCAGCTATTACAAATGCTAGATCATATTTACAATTAGATATGGCTAACTTGTCTAATAAACAGCAAGCTAATTTAGCAAATTTAAATACTAGGCAAAACTTTTTATTATCAGATCAAGCTGCTTCAAATGCTGCAGCACAATTTAATGCTACTAGTCAAAATCAAGTAAATCAATTTTACGAAAAATTAAATGTATCTATTCAAGATCAAAATGCAAATAGAATAGATGCTATGAATAAATTTGCAGAAGCAGAAAGAACAAAAATTAATGCAGCAAATGCACAAAATCAAATAGCTGTCAATGAAGCTAATGCTAAAAGACAGGATGTTATAAATAGATTTAATGCACAATTACAAAATCAAAGAGAACAATTTAACGTACAAAACCAAAGAGAAATAGATCAATCAAATGTAGTTTGGAGAAGAGCAGTTAATACTGCTAACACTGCCGCAGTAAATGCAGCTAATCAAGCTAATGCACAAAACTTACTTAATCTATCTAACTGGGCACTATCATCATTATGGCAACAGTGGAGAGATGAAGCATCTTGGGTAAATACTTCTTCAGAAAATACAGCTAATAGAAATCATAATTTAGCAATGGCTGCTTTAGAAAGATCTACAGCTGTAGACTTACAAAATAAAGCATCAAAAGATGCAATGTATCAAATGATTGGTAAATTTGGTTTTAAATTATTAGCAGGATAAGGAGGATAGATGTTAAAACAAATAGGAGAAACATTTTCAAAAGCAGCAGGTAATTTAAGTAGAAATCTTGGTAGTTTACTTGATATAGGTGGGGCTGCAAAAGATCCAAAAAGTTTTTTTATTAAAAAAGGTTTTGAGACTTTATTTAGTAGAGGATTTGGTGGTAGTCAAGATATGGGACTAGTAGATACAAATGTACCAGCACCTAGATTTGGTAAAGCTATGGGATTTTATACACCAGGTATGGCTAAAAGATCTAACATGATGGGTATGCAAGGTAAAGTAGTTGATGCAGATACACTAAATAGATTATGGCTTGCAAGACTTAGAGAGTATCAAAAATACACAAAATTTTACACTTAAAAGGATAAACTATGAGTAAAGAATTTGATGAAGGAATAGGAAATGAGTTTGATGCACCAATCCCTGGTCAATCACTAACGGACACACCAGGTAATTATCCTTGGGAACACCCTGCACAATATACAGATCCAGAAGAAGCTACAGAATATATTTGGGATAGACTACATGCAGATGATTTTGCAGAACAAGTAGTTGCAATGCTAGATGCTAAAATACCAGTAGAAGCTATTGCTAGAGTTATTTTGTTTGGTGGATTTTTAGAAGGTAAGTTTTCACCAGATCTTGCTTTTATAATTACAGAACCTGTAATGCAAATGATAACAGTGATAGGTGCAATGGGTGGTGTAAATAATATGAGATTAAGTATGAGTGATATAACTAATGATCAACAATTACTTGATATTGTAAAAACAAAAATAGAAACAGAAGAATTTGAAAAACAAGTAAAAGAT